ACGGGGTTCGCGCTCCGAATAAGTACCATGAGATAGCAACGTTCTCAGCTTCACAAACCGAAAGCCTGAGATCAATAGCAAGAAGAACCGGCCTAAGTCGTAACCAGGTATCAGACATTAGCCAATTAGGGGCAATAAAATTAAAACGATTAATACAATGATAAATGCACTATTTAGATTAAAAGGTTTGTTCGGCTTTAAAGTTAATTGCAGAGTCTTAGTTAGATGTAAACACATTAAAGATCATTCAGAAAAAGTCGCAATACTTAGAAAATTTTATAAAACAGAAGATGTTTTATTAGTTTTTGAAGATGACAATAAAAGATTTGAAGCTGAAGTAACATATTTTTAAACTATAAAAATGACCAAAGAAGAATTACAACACGTAGAGAATCATTTACCTGAAATCAATACATGGATAGATAACCACACACGTTTACAGTATTCAGATACTACAAAGCCAATTTTTGAAGCCTTTGAAAGAGAAACTAAGAACAGTATTAACGGCTGTGATGACTGTAAGATCGACGCTTTAATTTGGGCTAGGTCAGAGTTAAAGAAAAGTAAAGAACCAGTAAAGGATAAAATCAAAAAGAAATAATCAAATGACAAATATAACAGAAGAACAACCAAAAGTTGAAGAGCAGGAAAAACCAAAAGAAGATCCTCAAACCGTAGAGATCCCGGTAGAGATGTACGTTAACTTAAAAGCTGCTGCGATCCAAATTAAAACAGGAAGGCCAATAACTTTACCATCAGACTTAACCCCTGACGAATATAATTTTTTCAAGTCCTACATGGATAAGCAATACAAAAAGCTAACAGCAAAGGTTCCATTCCCTCCAAAGAAATTAAAAGTAGTAAAAGGAACGGAGGTTAATTAGATGGCTTGCAAGGTCGGGGAAGCTTTTGGAAAGATGAATTAAAGCCATGGCAATTATCAGGCTGTGGTACATTTTATTGGAGGCTAAACAAATTCGGACAATACCTAACAAAGTTTAAAGATGGCAAAGACTAAAGAGACACTTGAAGCAGAGAAAAAGAAACTGCAAAAGAAGATCGAAACTATAGACAAGAAAATAACCGACCTCAACCGACCTCAACCGATTGGTTTTCGTTTTGGTTCAAAATCTAAGAAGAATGGCTAAGAAAACAGGCAGACCGGAAATATACACTGAAGCTCTAGCGGATAAGATATGTAACATTATTGCCACTTCTAACAGGGGATTGGCTCACATTTGCAAAGATGAATCGCTACCAAGCAGAACAACGGTTCATAAGTGGATAGTTGAGAATGAAGAGTTTGCGAACAAATACGCGCGCGCACGTGAGGACCAAGCAGACTTTTTAGCTGAAGAGATATTGGATATTGCGGACCACGGAGACAAAGACACAGTTATAGTTTATGACAAGGCAGGCAATCCAATACCAACAGAAGATAAGGAATGGACCAACCGATCAAAGCTAAGAGTTGAAGCTCGCAAATGGATAGCTTCAAAACTTAAGCCTAAGAAATATGGGGATAAAGTACAGACTGAACTTTCAGGCGAGTTGAATATCAAACAGATTACAGGAATGAAAGTCGATTAAAATTAACCACTCGTCGAAACCGAATAGCATTATTTGCGGCTTTTGATTACAAAAACATCTATTCGTCGAAATTGATACTCCACTTTAATACACACGGAAACGAAAAGCAAAAGGAATGTTGCCGAGCTTGGTTGGATCCAAACACAACCGATATTGTTTATGGTGGTTCTAAAGGTTCTGCCAAATCGTTTACAGGTGTTTCTTTAATCTTTGGCGATGCACTCACATATCCCAACACTCAATACTTCATAGCTCGTAAAAAGCTGAACGACATTAGAAAGTTCACTATCCCTTCAATACATGAGGTTTTTGCTATTTGGGGATTAACACCTAATTACTATTCATTCAACGGTCAAGATAATGTATTTAACCTTTACAATGGTTCAAAGGTATTTTTATTAGACGCTAAGTATTTACCGAGCGATCCTTTATACTATCGTTTTGGTTCCATGCAAATGACGCGGGGTTGGATTGAAGAAGCTGGAGAGTTTGAAGAAGAAGCAAAGAACAATTTAATGGCTTCGATTGGTAGGTGGAAGAACGACATTTATAAAATACCAGCGAAGCTTTTGCAAACCTGTAACCCTTCAAAGAATTATCTATACAAGGAATATTACAAAAAGAACAAAGAAGGTAAGTTAGAACATTGGAAGAAGTTTATTCAGGCGTTGCCTTATGACAACAAAAGGTTAGAACCTGGTTATCTTATTAATCTAGAGCGATCATTAACCACAAATCAAAAGGAACGTTTATTAAAAGGCAATTGGGAGTACGACGATGACCCAGCAGTATTATGCGAGTACGAAAAGATAGTAGAAATATTCAGTAACAACTTTGAAAGTTTAAAAGGCGAGAAGTATATTACCTGTGATGTGGCCCGTCTTGGTTCAGATAAAATAGTTATTGGCCTTTGGGATGGTTTCAGGGTTAAGGCTTTTACTTACACTAAAAAGAGAATAACAGAATCTTACGAGTTTGTCAATGCATTAAGGCTTCAACATAACATACCTTTAGGAAACGTTATCTGTGATGAGGATGGTGTAGGTGGTGGGCTTGTTGATATGCTTAATTGCGAAGGGTTTGTTAATAATAGCAGACCTTTAAACGGTGAGAACTATACAAACTTACAGGCCCAATGTGCTTTTATGCTGGCCGAAAAAATCAATAAGAATGGTATTTACTTTGAAACTGACGATAGCCAAATACAGGCCGATACAATAGAAGAACTTGAACAACTCAAACAAAAGGATATTGACGCGGACGGCAAAAAAGGAATAGTTGGCAAAGAATATGTTAAGTCAATTATAGGCCGGTCCCCTGATTATCGCGATATGCTTTTAATGCGAATGTGGTTTGAGGCCAACGATGACTGGATGGAAATTTCTTAGCCACCCCATTAAATTACTGCGTATCCCTATATGGGAATACCAAAAAGCAAAAACAAATTATTAATTAAAGATTGGATTAAGTTCGAGCAGATCGATAAGGCTGCTTATGAATTTGATGTGCTTAGGGAGATAGCTCTTTTAAATCACTTCACGGGAATACCCGTTGCCGAGTTCGAGCAAATGTCAGAGAATGAATTAAAGGCATGGCAAAAGAAGCTCCGCAAATTCACACACCAAAAGTTAAGCCTTAAAGTAAAACGCGTTATCCGTATTAACGGAGTGCGTTACCGTGCGTGCAAAGATGAAAGAGATTTCAGATCTAATCAATGGGTTGGATTAAAAGAATACGAAAAAAACGAGGTTGCCAACACCCACAAGATACTCTCATTAATCTACCAAGAAACAAAACTATTTAAGCCGTACAAATTTAACGAGGATAACTGCCCTTACATAGCGGATAACATTCTAAATCATGGAAGGGTAGGTGATGTCTATGGGACGCTTTTTTTTTACTTACAAAGATTCGAGGCATTGAAGCTAATTTCCCAAGCCTCTTATCTAATAAGCCAGGAGGCAATAAAAGAAAGAATGTCGGAAGTATTTCAGGGACTGCAAAAGTTAGGCATCAATACGGATGGTTCGCTATCATCGATGACCTCGCAGGTGGAATCCCTTCTGAAAAAAGAATCATAGAACAATGGCCAATAACAGAACTACTAACACAATTACAATACAACAAACATTATTTCGAGGCTGAGGCTTTCGAAAGTAGTTTAAAAAAGAAATGAATTTAAAAGAAATATTCGACGCATTCGGTACCAAGTTTAAAGAGGACTTACAACAGTCTTTGAGGGATAAGGGCATTGAATACGATGGGGGAGATAGTCGTTTGAGTGCTTCTATAAAGTTTTACTACAATGAAAATACCGGTGCGTTCAATTTATCAATGAATGATTATTGGGAGGTTCTTAATGATGGGCGTGGTCCAAACAAAAAAGCTCCTCCGGTTGATCCTATTATAAACTGGATAAAACGCAAAGGATTATTTACAGGAATTAGTTTAAAGCGTAAAGGGAAATTAAGAATTGCCAAAGTTGGAAAGAATAAAGCAGAAGTAAAACAACTTAAAAAAATATCGCGTGAGGACCTGATTAAAAACATGGCCTTTGGAATATCTCGATCAATAGGAAAAAAAGGATGGGATGGCAACCATTTTGTCGATGAACTTTTAAACGATGGTAGGTTGATAGTTTTAAGAGAAGAAGTAAGCAAGGCAATAGGAAAAGAAATACTAATAATATTTAATAAAGCAGCGTAATGGCAAGCGGAATAACACTTATATCACAACCCACAGACTTCGGTTATTTACCGGCCTATAACCCTAACTGGCTTTACGCCTCATCATCAAATTTCGCGGCGGCTAATTTTGTTTTCAGATGTATTTTTGAAGATGTGTTAAGCGGTGAAACATGGACAGAGGACATTGAACCTAATCCAGACAATAAGTTATTAATTGACATTGCTAGTTACGCGGCTTCGCACATGATTAATTACCTACCTATAAACTCTTATGGATGGAAGAAATGCGCCGGAGCTTCAAGAAAGATTCGCTACAATGTTGGCGAGTTTTACGGATCAACACCAGCTTACACAGCCGGAACAGATAGATATTACATTGCATGGAACGCGGGAATTGATTTAATAGACGAGCGCGATTATTCAGCAGCTACTTATGTTTACGATTCAACAACTCCAAACGCTATTTATTTAACCAACTCTTTAACTCAAAGGGTTTTTGAAGATCGCTCAAACTTATTATACATATTAATTCAGGAGGGTAATTTAGCAGACGTTCCCGATTTTGAAATCAACACTTATTTAGCAGACGGGACTTTAGTAAACAGCTCAACAATTGCAAGGCCGGATTTCTCAACAGGGCTTTATACAGATCAGTATGTATGTATTGATTTAGGTATGAAAGGACTTGATGGATTAATTGCTGGTCAGGTTTCTGGCTCATTTCCTGTTCTTGCTGGAACAGAGGCGTATTATACTGTAACAGATAACACAGACGCTTTAAACCCTGTTGTAATTAAACGTTTTGATATTAGCTGTCAACCTAAATTCACAGTTTATACTTTACATTATCTTAAAGCTAACGGTTCTTATGAATCGTTACACTTTGAACTGAACAGTAAAGAAAGTTTCACGGCTTCTCAAACAACATTTAAAAAGAATCCATACACCCTTATTTCGAATGTGATGTCTTTGGATCCGTCCATTGATTTTGAAAAGTCGCAGGGGGTCACCATTCAAACAAAATTAAATCTATTGACCGATTGGTTAACTCAGTCCGAAATGGAACTACACGCAGATCTATTTACAAGTACCGATATAAAATTAGACTTAGGTAGCTCGCAGGGTTACATAAAAGTAATATGTGAAACTGGCGGATATGTTCCTCGCGATTATGATTTATTAAGGCAAATAGCAATAGAGGTAAGTTACGGACATCAAAATCATAGACAACGTGGTTAAGGTTTTACTATACGATCAAGCAGGGACAGAATACGATGTAAGTTATATTCAGGAAATACCCATTGCCATAACCAAAGCGATAGCAGATGTAAAAAATCCAGCCAATAGAAATTCAGATTTTTCAAAGACTATTAATTTCCCAGGCACAAGTGAAGTTGAACGTTTCTTTAGTTTCATTTGGAGACTTAACAATACGCTTGCAACATTCGACCCTCGTTTAAAGTGTGGCATAAAATATTATGTAAACGATAGGATTCAACTTAACGGGGACCTTCAATTATTAAAAGTAAACCTCGATCCTTTAAGTAATGAAAAGATTTACGAATGTTCTGTAACCGGAACACTAGGCAATTTATTCTTAGCTATTGGAGATAAGTATTTAACGGACCTAGATTTTAGCGCATACGATCACACACTTTCAAAAACCAATGTAAAAAATAGTTGGGTGCCTGGTACAAGTGTAACGGGTGCAATTGGTTCGGGATATTATTATGGCCTTATTAATTACGGTCAAAACCAAGTTAACAGCGAAGTAGAATATCATGTTAAGCACATGAGGCCACAGCTTTACAAGCGTGAATATTGGGCAAAGATATTTGCAGCAGCAGGTAAGACTTGGACTTCTGCTTATTTAGATTCTGCTTATTATAAAAGTCAGGTTATCCCTGCAAGTTCAGAGAACATTTTATTAAGCGCTACGGTTATTAATAATTCTCAATTTTATGCCCGAAGAAGTACAACACAAACAGGCTCAGGATATTTATGTACATACTTTGGGTCGAATTGGAATTTAGCCTCTAGTTCAGTTAAAGATGTTATTTTATTTAATCAGGATAACGTTGCTCCTTATAATGACGCTGGTAGTAATTATAATACAGGGACAGGTGAATTTACAGTACCTACAAACGGAAATTATAACATAACAGCCGTACATGATTTTGTACTAACCGTGACTAATTCTTTAAGTACGGTTGACAATATGATTGTAAGCTCATTATTTCATGGTATTGCTATAATGGCAAATTATGGATCAGGATGGGTTATGGTTGCAAGTAATTTAGCAAATACAAGCGGTACTTTTCCAACTAACATAATTACAGGAACACCGTTAGCAATTACACTTCCTAATATTTACGCAACTGCTGGAACTAAATACAGGGTAGAAATAGCCCCTGCTGCTTTTGTGGCTGATTTATTTGATGCAGTGTTGGTTCCAATAACAACAGGAACAACAACAATAACTCAATCTATAAACACTGCAAATGGTAATTCTACTTTTGCAGCTCAACTTTCATCTACTGTAATTACAGAGGGGAATACGGTAGAAGTTAACCAAGCCATTCCAACAGAGATTAAGCAAATAGATTGGATAATGACCGAAGTAAAGGCAGCAGACCTTTATATTTTACAAGATCCTTTAGATGAAGATAATTATATAATCGAACCAAGCGGAGAAGGTTTTTATACCGGGGCCGATGATTGGACAGATATTTTAGATTTCGGTAGGAAGATAGAATTTTTTCCAATTTCGGAACTTGACGCAAAAAGATATGAGTTTACCTATAAAAGTGATGCAGACGAATTTAACCAAGGGTACAATAAGTCCTACCAACAAAATTACGGCTTTGGCTTTATTGACTGCGTTAGTGATTTTGTAAGACCTACTAAAAAGACTGAGTTACTTTACGCAGCCACTCCGGTAGTAGGAAATACAATTAACGGACTTATCCTTCCTAAAATTTATAAGAACGATTCAGGTGTACTTAAGCCTTTTAAATCTGTAATACGATCTCTTTATAATGGCGGAGTTATTAATTTAAGTTACGGAACCTGGACTTTAAAAAGCAGCTCAGGTGATGAAACTTTAACGAGCTATCCTTTTGTTGGGGACTGTGATAATCCTTATTCACCTACGCTTACTTTAAATTGGGAAACACCTAAAGCAGTTTATTACAATTACATACTTGCTACTTATACAGATAATAATTTAAAGAATAGGTTTTACTCTGAAAAGATAAACCAGCTTTCAGATAAACGAAGCACAATTGTTAAGGCTTGGTTTAACCTCGATGAGATGTCGATAAAGAAATTCTCATTTAGAAAGATAATTTACGTTGGCCATCCTCTTAACTCTTGGTTTTATGTCAACTCAATAGATAGTTATAATGTAATGAAAAGGGAATCTACCCTTGTTACTTTATTGAAGTTACAAAGATACGATGCTTTCGTACCAACAACAACAGAGCTGCCAACAGAAATAGCATCTGAAGTAAGCAGGATTGTAAATGGTAATTACTCAAATGGATTAAATAATACTAATCGCGGTTCAAACTCTCATATAGTTGGCGGGTCGGGTAACTTTATTTCGCCAGGTGCAACAGATATTAATTTAAGAAACTGTACCAACGTTGTAGTTAATGGTGATGTTACCGGGTTTATTGGTGACGGGCTTAACAACCGGGTAATAACAAGTTCAAGTTCTAATACAACGTTATCCGCGTCATTGCCAATTATAGTTGTTCAATCTGATATTTATTTAGACGCTTCTTATCATGGTAGAATTTTATTGATTGATGCAACTGCTGGAAATATTACAATTTTTTGGGATTATGCAAATATGGAAAATTGTGTTGTAACAATAATAAGGGGCGATGCTACTGGTAATATAGTTTCTATGAGTGATGTGGATTTAGTTGCTACGGTTATAGGCAATCCAACCCCGTATGATTTAGGAACTGTTATTTATGATTCAATGACTTTTACAAGTGTAGGGTCAGTAATTTATGTTATATAATGGGATTAGTTAGAACAATAATAAGAAAGGCTGGAACTCTAATAGGAGTTAGAAAGACCATTAATTTAATAGAAGGCACAAACGTAACGTTAACCGTTGCAGATGATCCAGCTAACGATAGAGTTAATATTACCATCAATTCGTCTGGTGGTGGCGGCGGCGGTGGATTAACAGAAGCAGATACAAGAAGAACAAGTTATTTAAATCAATTATGAAAACATTAACAGCAACAAATCATTTAATAAGATTCAGATTAGGAAGCTCACATACTACTAATCCGGTGGACGTTTATTTCTCAGGCAGGAGTATTTCAGCAACTACTATAACCCCGGTAAACTACGGGGTTAAAAGCAATGGAACTTCAAACGTCACGCTTGTAAGTAGTCCTGCTTCCAGCGAACAGAAAGAGGCTTTAGACGTTTCTTTTTTCAATGCAGATACAACTAACAAACAAGTTATTGTTGAGTTCTACGATGGGACAAACGCCTTTATATTATTTAAATGTACTCTAGCTCCTGATGAGAAACTTGAATTTAAAAATGGTTGGAGAGTATTTGCAAGTACCGGGGCTGTAAAGCAATCTATTAACCAGGGAGCAAATGCAACAACTAGCGGCCTTAGCGCAGTAGTTTTAGGTAGTGATGTTACAAACAACAACGCAGTAGCAAATACTATTGCAGATGTTACAGGATTAAGTTTTAGTGTACTGGCAAATAAAACATACTACTTCAAATTTGTAATTCGTTACACAGCAGCAGCAGCAACAACAGGTTCAAGATGGGGTGTTAATTGTACGGCTGGCCTTGCAACAAATTTAACTTTTACTTCAGAGTACACTTTAACAGCGACTACTTCAACACGTAACGCAATGGTTCAGGCTTTTGATAGCCCAGCAGCTAGTAACGCTTCAAGTATTGTGGCTGTAAATATGTGTGTAATGGAAGGGCATTTTACACCAACAGCAGACGGAACTTTTATAGCTCGCTTTGCTTCAGAGGTTGCCGCTAGTGCTATTGTAGCAAAAGCAGGAAGTGTATGTTATTATCAACAAACTAATTAATTATGGCAACGCAAAAAGACGTAATACAAATAGATGTTGCCGGAGGTGACAAAGTAAAAGAGGCAACGGGATATGTGGAAAATATCCGTAAAGAATTAACCAAAGCAAAAGCCGCCGCGTTAAACGGTGATGGTGCGGCAGCTAAACGTGTTGCCGAACTTACCGATAAAATGGAAGATCTGAAAGATGAAACAAGGTCTTTGCAGGGTTCAGGAGTTGAGAAATTAAAAAACTCTTTTGGTTTATTAACTGATGGTTTTAAAAACTTCGATGGCGGTAAAATAGCAACAGCCTTTAAAGGTATTGGCTCTGCTATGAAAGCCATTCCTATTCTTTTAATTGTTGAGGGTATTCGTTACATGATTGAAAACTTTGATGAGTTAAGCAAAGGATCGGGAATATTAGCAAAGGTTTTACAAGGGGTCGGAGCGGTTATTGATTATGTAAAAGGCGTAATTAATGATTTTACTGATGCTATCGGAGCAACTAACACAGCTTTAGATAAACAAGGCGAAGCGATAAAAGGATATTCTGAGAAAGTAAATGAAGCCTTGCAAACGCAAATCGCGGGGTTTGATCGACAAATAGCAGTTGCAAAAGCAAGCGGAAAAAGCACGGTTGAATTAGAGAAAGCAAAACAACAAGCTATAATTGATACCAATTTATTAATCGCTAAACAAATTGAGGCTTTTGTTCGTGCTGGTGGTGAGTTAGATGATGAGAAAAAGAAACTATTAACGGCAAGTTTAGAGGCAATTAAGAATGCTAAGGTTTCAGAATTTGTAATTACCGAGAATGACAATAAAGCTAAGAACGAACAATACAAAAAACATCTTGAAGCTAAAAAAGCTCTTGATGCCGAGTTTAGACAAACGCAAAGGGATTTAGATTTAGAGAATGAAAAACTAAAAGCACAAAACTTAAGCGACTTACAAAAACAATTAATCGGGCAAAAGAAAGAAGATTTAGAAGTACAGTTAACAGAGCTACAAGGTGTACAAGATTTATTCGATCAACAAACATTAGAAAAGAAAAGGGCGTTTTCTGAATCTGAAAAGGCATTAAAGAAACAAGAATTAGATCAGGGATTAGCTTTAACCAGTCAATCCTTACAAGCCTCGCAGGGACTTAGCGATGCTTTCTTTGCTTTAAAACAACAAGGAGTAAAGGGTGATGCTCAAAAAGAACTTGAATTAAGAAAGAAACAATTTCAGGTTAATAAGGCCTTTGCAATTTCAAACGCTATCATGACAGGTATTATGGGAGTTCAATCCCAATTACAGGCGGGTCCAATTATAGGACCAATCTTAGCCGGGATTGTTGGAGTTACAGCAGCTTTAAACGTTGCTAAGATAGCAAGCGCAAAATTCGACGGTGGAAGTATTGACACTAGTGGAGGCGGTTCGGGAGGTGTTCCAACTCTACCACAAGCAAATACAAATGTACCAGTTATTAATCCGGCTCAAAATAATACACCGCAACCTGTAACAACTTTTACAGGAAATAACAACAACGGTTTTAACCAACCTACAAAAGTTTTTGTTACAGAAGAAGATATGACCAAGAGCCAACAGCGAGTTACAAGGCTAATCGATCAAAGCCAATTCTAAATAATCTGCGTATCTAATTATGGACAGACCTATTAAAAAGGCCGTACTTGATTTAACAGAAAATAAGTTAGGGCTTCAAATGATTTCATTAGTTGAAGATCCCGCTATTCAGGTTCATTGGATAACAATGGCCGCGCAAAAGTCTTTTCAATTAGCTATTCAAAGCGAGGAGCAAAGAATATTTTTCACGCCCGTATTAATTCCAGGTCAAAAGATTTTAAGAAACATTAATGGCGAGGAGTTCGATTTAGTTTTTGATGAAGAAACAATCTTGCAAACTCAATTAAAGTGGACGCAAGATAATTTATCTAGTACAGTTGACATCGACCACTCACAAAAATTAATTCCCGGAGTTACATTTTTTGAATCTGTAATACTAAACGCTAATCGTTTCCCGGAAGCAAAAGGATTCGAGGGATTGCCATTAGGCACATGGATGCTTACAGGTAAGGTTAATTCAGATGAAGTTTGGCTTAAAATGAAGAACAAAGAAATTAACGGAGTATCAATCGACGGGTTATTTAAAACAATGAACGTACAAGCTGAAAAGCATGAGTTGCCTAGCTATTCAGAGGAAGAGATACAAAACATTTTAAGCCACTTGTAAAAACTCTGCGTATCTATTTACAGGAATAAGACATTTTAAAAATTAATCATGAGCGATCAAACAACAGTAGTAAAAAAAATAAACGATTATATCAAAACTCAATTATCATCTATTGAGCAAGCAATCGTTGAGGCTTGGAAAAAAACTCCAGCCTTAGTAGTTAAAGCCGCAGAGGTTAAAACAAAAGACGGTAAAGCTCTTTCTTATGAAGGTGATACTTTGGAAAATGCAATGATCTCAGAAGTTACAGAAACAGGCTTAGTTGCTTTGGTTACTGGTGATTATGAATTAGAAGATGGTACTATGATCTCAGTACTTGACGGTAAAGTAACAATGGTTAAAAAAGCTGAAGTAGCTGCTCCGGCAGATATGGCTGCTTTAGAATCTAAAGTTGCAACTCAAATGAATGCTCACAAAGTAGCATTAGAAAAACAAGTAAGCGATCAGGCTAAAGAGATTGCAGACCTAAAAGGTATTGTAGTTAAAATGAACGCCATGTTAACTGAGATTTCAGAAGCCCCTATCGGAGGCGAAATTTCTAAAGAAGTTAAAAACGAAGATTGGATGAAACTTCCATACGAAAAAATGAGCAACGCTCAAAAAGCAAAATTCAACCGTCTGTAGATATGGCAAAAGGAAACAACAATAAACCAAAAGAAGAAGCTACTGAATTTGTAAACCCCTTTAAACCAGGAGTTAGCTACAAAGATTTTGTAGAAGCGATGGGAGATAAAACAGTAGCGGAATATTGCGGTGCTCATCTAGGAATAGAACAAATCGCTTGGTTAGAAACAGAATTAGAACACATAAAAAACAAATAAACAAAATGAAAAAACTATTATCAATATTATTCGTATTAGCTGCTTTTGCTGTTACATCACAAAACCTTATCCAAATCACAGCTACTAAAGCTTTTGATGGTAACGGTAGATCAATATCTAATACCACAAGTACCGTTTATATTTCACAAGGGAATATTTCAAATGTAAACAATAGCGGTTCAGGATCTTTAATTTTCTTAACTAACCCGGTAAAAACAAATGATGGAATTGTAGCAAGTTACTCAACGGCTTCAACACCTGCACAAGTAAGCGCATTAGTTAGCTCAACAGCAGTTAATGTTCCAGTAGCAACTAACTACACAGCAAACGCAACCGTTACAGCATCAGAGTTAAATGGTGGCTTATTAAATGTAACTAGTGGCACTCTAACTCTAACACTTCCTACTACATCTTTAATAGCTACTCAAATAGGAGCAGATGCGGGATCGGTTTTAGAATTTTCTGTTAAAAACTCAGGCTCAGGCGGAACAGTAACAATAGCAGTTGGCTCAGGTATGACCGCTTCTGATTTCCCAGGCACAAACACATTGACAAGAACAGTTAGTGCAACGGTAGGTATCGCGAGATACAGAATACACTTTCTAAGCTCAACAGTTTCAACATTAACAAGGATCAACTAATTATAAAATAAAGAAAAAATGGCAGTAACATACACAGGTACGAAAGTATCACAAACAGAATTAAAAGACATTACAGTTGAATTATACGCAGATTCGAACACGCTTCGTGAGCGTACAATCGACATTCAAGATGGGCATAAAAACTCTGCTTGGGTTTACGAAAGTAAAGTAACTGTAACAGCTAAAGCTGCTAGTGATGCAGCTGTAACTGCTGACGGTACTATTGATACAAAAGCTAACGGTACACAGGTTGCCTTAGACTTTATCGAGTTCTCTGATTTTATTGCTGAGAAAACATTGTTAGGTACTCGCTTTGAGAAATCAATGGCAGCAGGAGCTTACAATTTGATCTCTGACGAATACGACAGAAAAGTATTAATCGAAATTCAACCGGCAATTGGCGAGGCTATTGAAAGCTTTATTTGGAACGGTGCTAAAACTGCAACAAAATCAGCTATTGCTTTATTATCTCCGGGAGCTGCTCAAGGTTCAATTTCGGCAGGCGCTCAAACTTTAGTAGCAGCAATGCCAACTAATTTAATGGATAGCTTACCAGCAGTTATTTTATATAACGCTTCACAAGCTAAAGGAACTCCAGGCGCAGGTTTAGGAGATTACATTAAAGTATTATCTATTGCTGGAGCTGTAAATCCTGGTAACATCGCAGCAGAATACGCTAAAATATACGGTGGTGCTCCTTCAAAGGTAACAACTAACAAAACGCGCCCGGCTGAAATTTTCGCCCCTCTTTCTGACTTGGTTGATATTAAAATTGCTAACAATTCAGTAGGTGCCGCTCAACAAATTAACTTCTTAATCGAAGGATCAGGAGCAACCGAGAAAGTATATTACAACGGTATTAAAATCAATTTTGTGCCTTTAGTAGGATTTAGAATTTTCTGTGATCCAATGTACTTAAAAGTATTAATGGATTCAGTTTCTGATCTATCTTCTTTAGAATTAGGTCCGGTAGCTAACGGAGCGCAAATGCGTTGGTACAAAAACATTCAGGCAATTGTTTGCTGGGTAACTAACCAAAGATACATTACTCTTTACGGAGGATAAAAATTAGGGAGTGGTAAACGCCACTCTTTTTTACTTAAAAAAATTATACAAAATGCCTTGTGTACTAACATCAGATTTTACCTTCTTAGGCTGCAAAGGCGGACTAGGAGGAATTAGAAAGGTCTATATGACCGAGTGGGCTAACCTTTCGGGGTCAGGCTCTACTGCTCCAGTTGTAACTGCTGGCGTAATTGGAACATGGGTTTTAGCAACAGGTAAAGAATTTAAAACTTATGTTTTAGATCAAGAGTTTGGCTCTTTTACTGATCCTTTAAATGTTTCTGAAAGCGGTGCAATTACCTACGAACCTACAATTGATTTTACAATTACTGGTTTAGCAATTGCAAACTTTATCGAAATCAACTTAATAGCTAAAAACTATTTGTGTATGATCGTTCTTGATGAGAATGGAAAGTATTATGCTTTTGGTGTTGACAGGCCAATGGGTTTAGTAACAGCAACAGCAGACACTAATACAAAGTTAGAAGAAGGTGCAAATCAAAAACTTTCTTTCAAAGGAAAACAGT